AGTGTAGGTTATCCACACGGACCACTTGTACAGGGTGAAACTGAAACATGGACATACGCTGGTGGTAGTGGTCTTGCCAACGGTACATACCCTAACAGTCAAATTGGTATTATGGAAAGACAGACTAATTTCTCCGGTATGCTTGGTGTGGATAAACCCGAATGGCAAGTACGCTACAGTGACGGTATGCGTGTAGCACGACCATTTGGTTGCCCTGTACGCACTCTACGAAATAAAGACACTGTTCTCCGTGATTGGTGGGGTGACCTTGATGGTAAGAATATCGCAAAGATTGACGATGCTGTGGGGTACTACTTGGTTGATTGGTGGGGTAATACTCGTGGAGAAGATGTACGACGACACCCAGTTCGTGGATTTGGTATTCGTCCTGCTTGGGATGCGGCTGATGTGTATGAATATGACAGAACAGGTGACGCTACACCATACCAGCGTTTGTTCAACGGTGGTAAGCCGGTAGTGAACATGAAAGGTATGGTAGCGGCTGATGGTAGCGGCGACTTGAGTATCACTTACTCTACTATTCCACGCTTTGGTGGTCGTAAGAATGACACCAATAGCAACAATGCGAATGAGTTAGTCGATGTGTACTTCCCAACTAATGCTCATCGTGTTGGTGACGATGGGCACGGGCGTGGACTACGATACCCTACGGCTTTCAACGAAGATGTACTTACAGCACTTGATGAACCATATCACGCCACAGGTGTAGTTCTGTCTCATCACACCTCCGAGCCTAACATGAATGATGGGTTCATCCGAGCACGCAATGATGTGCTACAACCCGACGAAGTACCTCGTGGTATCAGCGCACGACTTGACATTGCCGAAGACGGTTTGCTTAAGCCCGAAGCGGTGGTAAGTGACCGTGTAGAAACAGTAAGTGGTGATTCACCACACAAGGATGCTGTAAGCCGCAGTGCGCCCCGTATAGGTCTTGACACTGAAAATGTAGAGGGTGTTGATGATAACCTCATTGCTATCAACACCGAGGCTCACAGCCTACACACTGACAGGGGTGTAGGCCAGCGTGTTATCGTGCAAGGTGGTATGCAAGCGGGGTCGCAAACGGTTGGTCACTACGACCTTACCGCCCTTGATTTCAGCGGCCAACCACAGGGTGGTGCTATGCGCCTCTCCCACACCTCCAACTTCAACCCACTCGGTGGTACTTACATCGCAGAAGCACGCAACTTCGTATCACCGATTGATGACACAGAATGGGGTGGCATACCAACATCGGGTATGGTATTGTGGCTCAAAGCCGACAGCCTCGATTTGACTGACGGTGGTAGTGTATCAACATGGGCTGATGCGAGTGGAAATAATCGAAACTTTACTCAATCCACAAGTAGCAAAAAACCAACATATATCGCAAGCGAATCCGATTTCAATAATATGCCTGTGTTAAGATTTGACGGTGGGGATAAACTTGAATTGGCCTTCGATGCAAATTTGAATACAAATGAATTTACAATATTCTTCGTAGGTGCTGTGAACAATGATAACAATGCTAACCAATTAGGTTATGAAAGTAGAAGTTCCTCTCCTGTCACAAGGTCGGGGTACAATCTATACGCTGATATGACAGGTTCAAATAATCAATGGGAGTATTGGGTTGGTGCTGATTCAAGTTGGAAAGCGTTGAAATCCGCTACGGGTTCTATTACACTCAACACACCCGATATTATTACCATGCAAATAAGTGGTGGTAATGGTGCGGGTGCTTCTGCTACACAATTGCTAAGAGTGGATGGTACACAAATAGGTACTCAATCCGCTAATTTTTACAAATCGACGGCTGATGCACAGAACATAGGTACACTGAACACATCATCAGCACCGTATGTGGGTGAGATTGCTGAAATTATTCAATTCAATAGAGCATTAAGCACTACAGAACTACAACAAGTTGAAGGTTATCTTGCCGAAAAGTATGGTATCACTGCGGCATCTGCGTGGAAGTCCAGCAATCCGTATCAAACCGACACCAACGGACACCAGCGCACAAATGTCACCGATAAGAAGGTCACATACATGATGCGCCCAGTTCGATTACTGGACAAACAACACGCTGAAATGTTCCGCTCTAACCTCAACCTACATTCGTCAAGCCCACAGTACGGTAGCAACTACTTCGGTGCTACGGCTGGTGGTAAATATGGATTGTATGTGTATGAAGTTGCTAATGGACAAGCATCAGTTGGTTCGTATATTCGTGCTTCCAACCCGGACAGCAACCCTCCATACGCACCTGCGTATTACATGGACATTAGCGCAAGTGATACAGTGCCTATGAGCCAAGGTCCAAAGATAATTGGAACAAGTGCCAGTGGATTCGACTCGACAAAATTGGACAACGAAGTGACTCGTGTTGTGATGAGTGAAAACACACTACAGCACTATCGTGCTGATGCACCTCGTAGGCGCACGCATAAAGAAGGTGAAACGAAAGAAGAAAGGATGGATTACAGTGTTCATCCTCGCTTCTCCCAATCTCTTCATCCAAAAGGACATAAAGGAGATGTAGACTACAATTCAACAGACCACAGTGGTGATGGCGCATGATTGACTACGACTTTTGCAATTGTTGTACACCTATGGAAAACACATTCGCTTTGATGAAGGCTAAAAAGAAGAGTAAGCCTTTCCATGGCTACAACCCAAACAAGCACCACCGCAAGGGTGGATTGAATGCTAAGGGGCGAGCAAAGGCCAAGCGTGAGCAAGGCTCTAACCTCAAACCGCCTGTGACCACCAAACCAAGCAAACTTAAACCGGGTAGTAAATCAGCGAAGCGTCGTAAATCGTTCTGCGCTCGTATGAGCGGTGTAAAGGGACCGACCAGTAAGAAAGGTAAGTTGACACCAAAGGGAGCATCCTTGAAGCGATGGAACTGTTGAGGTTGAATCATGACCGTCCTCAAAAACACAAGGACTGGTCGGTACAGTATAGATGCTGACGAAGTAATGGCACATGTGCGTAAGCCTGTGTTTGTAGACAATGCCATTCATCACGGTCGCATCAGCGTACAGAAAGCAAACAAGGCTAAGGTCACAGTTGAAAAGAAAAACACTCGTAATTTACAAGTGATGCCGGAACGCAATTATCACATTGTCGAAGGTGAATCGTTCATTCAATTATCTCATCATAATACTCCCGGCCATTCCCTCAACTCCGCTCCTTTCTTTGCTGATGATTTAATTTCTACAACGAATGACCCAATGCTCATTTACAACGCTGATGCGCCGAGTCAACGATTGCTACCTCACAATATCGAATCATCATCATTTGGTGTGTTGATGAACCTACGCAACATGAAAGGTAAGACACTGGATGGCATTGGCTTTACAGGTCGTACTGTCAAACTTGGTCAACCAGTTGATGTGGGATTGCGTAGTACCGACTTGGCTATTCGACTTGGCGAATCAATTAACAGCGGTGCTACAAGCGTGAATATCTCACGCCCGAAGAATGTGACGACTTCATCAGCACGCAAGCATAGTACACGCTTTATTGGTCAAGACTTCAACAACATGAACCTCATGACCGCCCTGCGCTTCCTTGGCCGTCACGACAGCCGTATGCTCCTACTTGACCGCTTTGGCAACTTACTGTACATACCCATTGTATTCAGTGAAGCGGCTTATACGGTGGACAAGAACTTGCGCTTTGGTCCTAAACAAGATAATCCAATTGAAAACATATCAAACCGTGTGACTGTGCAAGGTCATCCATTGGCTCTCAATGACTTGGTGATTGTCACGGTAGACGATGTAGAAGGGCAGGTCGAAGAAGTACGAGAAGACAGTGCTCCTGTTGTGGACAACACTGTTCGTACAACTAACGCCGCTCGCCGTGTAGCACGCCAAGTGCTCAAATCACGCTCACTCATCCGTGGAAGTATTTCAAGTGCCGGTCATTTGAATTTACTTACACTGCGCCCCGGTATGACAGTAAAGTATGACGGACTAAGCAAGGTGGTCACAGAAGTCAAACACATGCCTATGCGAAACATGAGTGACTTAACAATGATGAACTTGGACACAGGTATAGAGGGTATCTTACAGGGTGTTGCGGAAGGCTCTACCGTTGGTGCTAATGACACCAACCCTGCAACATATGTACAAGTGGTAGAGCAGAACTTAGCAATGTTTGGTAAAGTGGAATTGAGAATTGTTTCATCGGTGACTGAAAGGGGAGTATTTAACACAGCATACCTTATCGGTGGTGTGAAGGGAACGCACAATCGTGGACTCATTGGTGGAAACGGGCTACCGATTGGTGTGAACAAGACAAGAGCAAGGAGGGATATTTATTCCAGTTAGTGATTTTATGCGCCGTCTTTTGCTTGACACACTTGCAAGCAACATTAACGAGGTCATCTTGGGCTTCGATGGTACACCAGCAACCGCTGATGATGGTTCTGCTGGCAGACCCGCCATCACACTCACGCCTACAGTGACGATTGTTGATGATACATCTTTACTGGTAGAAGCAAAACTTCCATATGATACTTCATTTACCGAGCAAATAAAGGAAGTGTACATTCAATTTCGTGACAGTACCGATTTTACACCAGTAGGTCGATACACCATCACACCAATTTCTAAATCAACAGCAAACGAATTAAAAATTCAAATCGCAATTGAGGTGGCATGATGACAGGCAATCCATTATCGGGACATACAGCGGCAAACCACGCATCAGCAATGACTGGTAGCGGG